CCTTGTTTATTTAGCAAAAGGTAAAAAACAATATTTTCCTTGTAAAAACCAATCAGAAAACCCTGAGAAACATTTTGCTCTTGATCCATCTGACTATTTAAAATGTGCAATAAAAGGGGATATTTTAGCGGTTATACATAGTCATCCAAATGCAGAACCTATTCCAAGTGAACACGATATTAAAATCTGTGAGAGAAGTAAAATGCCTTGGTTTATCGTGAATCCAGAAACAGAGCAATGGGGGTCATACCACCCTGTTCAATGTAAAGAATAAGTAAAAAGCTATGATACAAGCAAGAAATAAACTCAGATAGAAGATGAAAACTATTAAGGTTTACGGTGAACTACAAGAAAGATTAGGAGGACAAGGGACTTTTCGTTTTAATGTTCGTACACCAGCAGAAGCTATCAAAGCGTTGCTAGCAAATTTTCCCGGTCTTGATAAATGGTTAATCAATAGCAGTTCAGATGGTCTTGTTTATAGGGTGTTACTAGGTAAAGAAGCCTTTGGAAATGAAGATATTGAAAACTTGTTTCTACCTTGGAGCGACAAAGATGTTTTTCATATAATACCTGTTTTATCTGGTTCAATATTTGATTGGATTGCGGAAAAAGTTACAGG